CAGGACTACCTGCTTCATCAGTTGTAGTCCTTCTATGCACTCTACCACCAAATAAAGCAGGACTATCAAAATATATTTCATTGACATTTTTTTCAGGGTTAATTAGATTAAAAAATTCATCAAAAACACATTCCGTTAATCTCATCAATCCAAATCTCTTCAATTGAGTAATATCATCATCAGTAGTAAAAGATAGGCTTTGAAAATTATCATCTTTTAATATTAAATTATTATTTACACCAGTTACTCTTTTATCTTCCAGTAATAATAATTTATAATCACTTAATGTCTTTGTTGCATTACCCCCATTTACATGAAAAATGCTATCTGTTCTAAGAGAAGAATATGGAAGAAGGTCGGAAGTAACATAGAAAAATAATCTTGGAAATGAATCATCTACACTTTGAAATAAATGGTGCTGTGCCGCAAACAATGTTTCCATTCTAAATGCGGTTTCAACCGATGAATTCAAATTGTCTCTAAACATTCTTCTTTGTGAAGTCATTTTAGAACCATATACCCCATGATGCCCTCTTTTATCATAAGGCATTTCCTCACTCGAACCTCTTTGTGTCGTTTCATTTATGGTAATGGTACTATCTGCTCTAGGCATAAACCTATAAGCAGTTTGATTAAAACTAGATATGGCCTTTCTTCCGCTATATTTTCCGGCAAAAGAAAAATCAACAGAAGAAAATGTATAGTCAAAAGTGGTCGGTTCTGTTCCTAATCTAAAAGAATCCGAATTTATTATTTTATAATAAGGATTACCAAACTCCGAAGTGAAATCAGTAGTGGAACTTCTATAAGCATTGAAAGGAACAAGCCCTGTACTAGTATGTTTATGGTGAGGTATTGAAATCATTTTTCCTCCCCATAAGTGATTGTTATTTATTAAATTAATATGATTCCTATTTCTTTGGCTAACATATATTTTGTCTCCAACATCAAAGTTTACTACATTGTTACCCGATGTAGATGTTCTATCCAATAGAATTTTGTAAGTCGTAGTATTAGCCGCAGGATTACCCGAACTAACATGGTTTTGTTTTTGTTCTGTTATTTGAATATCTAACACATATCCTATGAAACCATAAGTTTCAGTTGCACTATTATCAAAGTTATTGGCAAATAAAGGTTCACCCACTTTTACACTACTTATCCCCGATGCTGTGTCTGTGGTAGTTAATACTGATTCTTTTTGGCTAGCATTCGCTGTAAGTGTAAAAGCCAAACTCATATCTTGTTCTATTCTATCGGCATCTATACCTTGAAAATCAATAGACCTGCCTAGTGTAATTGGAACATAAGGTGCTAATTCTATTTGAGTAACATTATCTTTTTTAGAACTAGAAACTATTTCAAAGTCTATTAAAGCATTAACAGTATCAAAAGTGGCCTTAGAACCTAAGTTAAACAATTGACTAGAGGTAGTCGCAGTAGCGGTATTGGTTAAGGTAGCACTAGTAGCACTATTAACAACGCTAACTCTAGTATTAGTAGGTATTGCTGTTCCAGTAATAAACATTCCAACTTGCACATTTGTATTAGAAGTATAAGTAATATCTGCACTACCACTAGTTGTAGCCCCTCCGGTAAGTTTAATGTTTGAAGCCCCTAAGATTTCATCTTTTAATACGCACTCAAACGCACTATCCGCATTAATATCTTTAGGTGAATTTATTTCATAACCAACCGCTTTTTCGTTAATGTTTGCACTAGTATTTGGTAGTGCAGAAAATTCAGCACCAGTAGAGTCTATGGTATTGCCCGCAGTAAAAATTAATCCCTTACCTGCTGAACCCACTAAAGAAGTAGGAGAAGAATTAGCAAAATTAGATGAACCTAATGCTTTACTAAATATATAATTTTTTTCTGTTGCCATCAACAACGCTTCGGAATTTGTTGTTATCAAAGAAGGGCTAATTACTAATCTTAATTTTGATGAGCCGTGCGTACTATGCGATAAAACTTCTCCAATATATCCCTTTTCACTAAAAAGTTTAGAACCTACATCGGGATAATTGTCAAAGTTACTTGAACCAGTTGTGATATTAGTGTCTATTTGAGTGGCGGCAATAGCAATACTGTATGTATTGCCGGACTTAATATCTCCAAGAGTATTAGTTGGGCTATTAGTAGAATAAATAATATCTTCGCTAAATGCAGTATCTTTGTTAATAATAGGAGATAGTAGTTTGTTTAGTTTATCTCTTCCTTTTATATCTAAGAAAGTTTGAGAACTTTCTTTAGAGGTATTTATTTGTTCTACTTCTCCATCAAACTTTAGGGAATATACCGTGTATTCTCCTCTAATAAACTCTAAAGGATTAGCATAGTAACTATCTCCTGTATAAGAAAGAGTCATCATAGATTTATCTTTATCTACTGCTGAAATACTAGCAATTAATCTATTTTCGTTTGCTGAATTAAATGCAATTTCAATGTTATCAGTTCTATTCATTAAGTTCATCGTAGTTATAATAGTATTATCAGTAGGATTATATGCTCTTCTTGAAAGAATATCGTCAGCAGTAGGAGTAAAACTTAATGAAGAAAACAAATGGCCACTTTCCGTTTTCTTTTCTGCTCTAACTGTTAGAGTTTGTAGTGTTGCTGGATTAGTAAAAGAACCTATGCTAGATACTAACATTATCTTATCTTGTATCTTTACTTCATCTCCTACATTAAGAACCGTTCCTAAATCATATTCAGTTCTAATGTTAAAGACATTTGTAGATGCTTCGGAAACGAAAGAAGCCTTAAGTTCTACAAAGTCATCTAAGTTAGCCCTGTGTAGTATATTTCTAATTTTATATGGGTCAAATACATTTATTTTTTTATTCATTATTCTTGCATTATCTATTATCCTAGTTTCCGAAAAACTACCTTGATTAATAGAATCTCTAGTTTCATTATCTATTACTGCTAGTATATTATTACACTTTTCGGGAGAATAATCGTAGTGTAAATATCTAGTTTGTCCTAAAGTATCTCTTGTTGTAATAGAATTATCACTACTTCTTCTAGCGTTTATGTAAGCATCTTTATACACAGTATAATCAGTAGTTACTGTTCCCCCTTCGTTAGAAGTGGTGCTTCCTCCTGCGTCTATATCTAATGTTCTAAGCCTGTCAGTCATATTAACAACCAAAGAATATTTACTGTAATCAATTATTCTTTTACCAAAGTCCGAAACTGTTCTAAAAGTTACCCCATCCATACTAGGATTGATTGTTACTTGAGTAGTACCATAGTTTTCCGGCCCCGTGTTCCCCAAAGCGTAATATTTAGTATTGTGGTCTAATTCATTATCTTTGTCTAGTCTATCATTAAAGAAATAAAATAAAGGCCTAGCACAAACCAAGTTATTTTTTAAATTAGCACTAGAAGCGTCTTGTTGTAGTCCTACTGATAAAGCAACAATTTTATTATTAGTATGATTTGTTCCCGTAATGATTCTATATTTTGTTCCTTTTGGTATCTCACTTCCCATTTTAGGTTCAAATTCTAAGGCATCTCCTGTAGTAGTCCCATTACCACTATCTTCTACAATTAGATTAGTTATCTTAGCAAAGTGGTGCTTTTTATCATCATCGGAATGAACTAATATAAAATAATCCTTTGTAGCAAAATCAATTAAAGTATGAGTGCTGTCACTTTTTATCCTAAAGCCCTTAGTGGTAGCAGCAGTAGTTCGTTCTGCTATTATTTTAAAATCAGTAGTGTTAAGACTATCATCTGCCATAACAAAAACAGAAATGAAGTGTCCATCTGTCACGCTACCACTTTCTTGAAATTTTACATTAGTGGGTGCATCATCCTTTGCCGCAGTTGGGTCTGTTTCTAAGGTCATTACTCATCAACCTCCTCAAATCTAAGATAGACCAAAGCATCACTATAAGTTGGAGTAAGATTAGTCAAAGTAGAAAATACATCCTTTCTTTTATTTACTATTGACAATTCATGAAACTCCCCCATAAATTGTTTATTTGTGCTTGCTGCTCCCGCAGCAGTAGGGAAGCCGGCACCACCATTAGCACCAATATACAAGTTTTCTCTAGCAAAGATAAAATCACCACTATCTTGATGAGTTTCATTTAATATCCTAGACCCATTTATATAAATAGAAACCTCCCTACTAGTATTATCAAATGAACAGGCTATATGAAATGAATTATTTACATAAGCGGGGTCAGCCCTTCCTCTAACAAATACTTCGCAACCTGCATTTATTATCGCTTCGTTCTCCGAAGAAATACTACCATCTGGAAAATTAAGATTAGAGCCTCCTCCGGCAACAGGATATCCAATATTTATATATTGTGAATTTTGCCTTATGAATACATCTGTTTTGCCTTGAGCGGCGAGAGAAACTTCTGTATTATCGAATGAAGAGAAGTTTATCCGTTCTGTTCCACCATAGCCTAAAGCGGGGTCGGATGTACCACTAGCAACAATAGCAGTAGCATCCCCAATTTTAATATATTCAGTTCTACCACTTGCTAGCCCAGTTAAATCATCAGCACTAGAATATTTAACAAAAGAAGAACGATTTGGTTCTATAACAACAGGGCTAGTAAATGTTCTAACAGCATTACTTCCTATTTTTATCTTAGCCATTATTTTATATCTAGCAGGATTATTTCTTGTTCTTCCAGTCATAGAGTTAGGATGGGTTCCAGTAAAATCCGAATTTAATGCCTCATTTACCAAAAACAAAGAAAAATTAGTGCTGTGAAAAAGAGCCATTTCATGTGTATCTCTATCGGTTTTATCTAAATATGTCTCCCCTTGTAGAACAGCATCATTGGTTTCCGAAAACAAATGAGCCGGAAATATTTTCTTAGAAGTTAATCTATTGGGAACTGCCGATTGACCGCTAGTGCTAGTTCCCGCCCCCATTATATCATAAGGAGTTACTATCGCCTCTATTGTAAATGAACCAGTATGTCCCCATATTCCATAAGGAATATCGTCAGTAGTATCAGCAGAAGTTCCTGCATCCGGTACATTTTCAGCATAATCAATAGTCACAAAACCATTACACATTACAGGGAATACTAAACTTCTTTGCTTTCCTACAAATACATTATACATTTATTCACCTCAAGGTAATACATCTGCTATGGTAAATTCCATGTTAAATTC